TTTGACTTTATAGTAGAAGGTCAAAGACTTTATTGTATGAAATCTAATGATATTGTAATTAAATATGAATATAAAGGAGACGAAACAGAATACAACCCTTCTTGGGCAAATCGCTAATAGTTATACTAAAAACGCTAAACATGCTATTATAGAAGCAGGCAAACGCGCTGTAGAAGAATTGATAAAAGTAGCAAGTTCACCTATACTATCCGGTAATGATGATGATCCTGAACCTGAAAAATTAAAGAATGCTGCTGCAACCAAAAAGCTAGCGATCTTCGATGCTTTTGAAATACTAACCCGTATTGAAGAGGAAGAAAAATTATTAGTTGAAGTAGATAAAGAAGTTGAAGTAAAAGTATTTAAAGGGTTTGCAGAAGGGAGATCTAAGTAATGTACGAGCAATCACTATACAAAATAGTACCAGATTATATAAAGTCTAGTATTATAAAACAAAACAACCGTCTTAAAAAATGGAAATATGGGTATGATAAAGATCATGATGTGGTTGTTATTAGTAAGACTGGAAAGATTGGTGAAATACTTGAAATCCAAAATTTAAAAATAGCATTACCACTAGAAGAAAATACCTATTCAAGATCTAATACAAAAGAAGAACAATATTGGGAACAAATGGATTTCCCAAAAGAAATAAGTAAAATTAAAAGCACATTTGATTGGAATAAACAATCAGATATTTTTAAAGATCGTTGGTATGATTACATAGATAATGAGTTTAAATATAGAGAAGAGGGTTTATTCTTTTACAATAATGGTAAACCAACTTATATAACAGGTACACATTACATGTATCTTCAATGGAGTAAGATCGATATTGGAGCACCTGATTTTAGAGAATCAAATAGATTATTCTTTATTTTTTGGGAAGCATGTAAGGCAGATACTAGGTGTTACGGAATGTGTTATTTAAAAAATAGACGTTCTGGGTTTTCATTTATGTCATCTGCTGAATTAGTTAATTTAGCAACAATATCTAGTGATTCAAGATTTGGTATATTATCTAAATCTGGAGCAGATGCTAAAAAGATGTTTACAGATAAAGTAGTACCAATATCAATTAATTATCCTTTCTTTTTTAAACCTATCCAAGATGGTATGGATAGACCAAAAACAGAATTAGCATATAGAATACCTGCTTCTAAATTAACAAGAAGAAAATTAGATAATAATGATTTTGCCATCGACATGGAAGGTCTTGATACAACTATTGACTGGAAGAATACTGGAGATAATAGTTATGATGGTGAAAAACTAAAATTATTAGTACATGATGAAAGTGGTAAATGGGAAAGACCTGATAATATATTAAATAACTGGAGGGTTACAAAAACAACTCTTAGATTAGGTAGTAGAATTATCGGTAAGTGTATGATGGGTTCTACTTCAAATGCTTTAGATAAAGGAGGAGAAAATTTTAAAACTCTTTATCATAATTCTGATGTCACAAAAAGAAACCGTAATGGACAAACTAGTTCAGGATTATATAGTTTGTTTATACCTATGGAGTGGTCCTACGAGGGATTCATTGACACTTATGGGTTACCTGTATTCGATACTCCAGAAAAACCAATTAAAGGTGTAGATGGAAATTGGATTGAATACGGAGTTATAGAACATTGGCAGAACGAAGTCGATGGTTTAAAATCCGACCAAGATGGTTTAAATGAATACTATCGTCAGTTTCCAAGAACAGAACAACATGCTTTTAGAGATGAAACAAAGCAATCTTTATTTAATCTAACTAGAATATACGAACAGATAGATTATAATGAAGATTTAAGAAATACAAGTATAATAACACGTGGAAGTTTTCAATGGGAAAACGGCGTACAGGATACTAGAGTTATATTCTATCCAAATAAAGACGGTAGATTTTTAGTTTCGTGGATTCCACCCTTACATTTGCAAAATCGCATTGTAATTAAAAATGGGATTAAATATCCAGGTAACGAACACTGTGGCGCTTTTGGATGTGACCCTTATGATATATCAGGAACAGTAGATGGCAAAGGATCTAATGGAGCTTTGAGTGGACTTACTAAGTTTTCTATGGAAGAAGTTCCTGCAAATCAATTTTTTTTAGAGTACATCGCAAGACCTCAAACCGCTGAGATATTTTTTGAAGAAGTTTTAATGGCTTGTATATTCTATGGAATGCCTATACTTGCTGAGAATAATAAACCTAGATTATTATTTCATTTTAAAAGAAGAGGTTATAGAGGTTACTCTATGAATAGACCTGATAAAATTTGGAATAAATTATCTATAACAGAAAGAGATATAGGTGGAATACCAAACTCAAGTGAAGATATAAAACAAGCACATGCCGCAGCAATAGAATCTTATATAGAAGATTATGTTGGAATGACAGAAGAAGGATATGGAGACATGTACTTCAATAGAACTCTAAATGATTGGGCAAGATTTAATATAAATGATAGAACTAAATACGATGCTTCTATTAGTTCTGGTTTAGCGATAATGGCATGTAATAAAAACAAGTATACTCCATCAGCTCCAGTCTTTAGACAGATTCATAATTTAGGAATTAAAAAATACGATAATACAGGTTCTTTATCAAAAATACATAAGTAAATGAATATATACACAAATACAAATAGTGCGTTTCCTAGTCAGGTAGTACCTGATGCGGTAAAAGCTTCCGAAGAATACGGATTGCAAGTATCTCGCGCTATAGAACAAGAGTGGTTTGATCAAGGCAGAACTACTGGTAATAGATACTTAACTAATTGGAATAATTTTCACCAATTAAGATTATACGCCAGAGGAGAACAATCAGTACAAAAATACAAAGATGAATTAGCGACTAATGGTGATTTATCTTATCTTAATATAGACTGGAAACCTGTACCTATTATATCTAAATTTGTAGATATAGTTGTTAATGGTATGTCACAAAAGACTTATGATATTAAAGCTTATGCTCAAGATCCTGAGTCTTTAAAAGCAAGAACTTCTTATGCTCAATCAATTCTTAGAGACATGTATTCTCAAGACTTACTTAATAAAGCTAGTCAAATTATAGGAAAAGATTTTGCTGCTTCTCCTTTGCCTCAAGACCAATTACCTGAGACTAAAGAAGAGTTAGACTTACACATGCAGTTATCTTATAAACAATCAATAGAGATTGCTGAAGAAGAAGCTATTAATAACGTACTAGCCGCTAATAAATGGGATTTAATTCGTAGAAGAATAAACTACGATTTAACTGTATTAGGTATAGGTTGCGTTAAAACAAATTTTAATACTAGCGAAGGAATTACAACTGAATATGTAGATCCTGCTTACTTGGTTTATTCGTATACAGAAGATCCAAATTTTGAAGATATATATTATGTTGGAGAAGTTAAAGCAGTTACTATTACAGAATTAAAAAAGCAATTCCCTAATTTATCAGAAGAAGAATTATATAAGATACAACAAATGCCAGGTAATAGACAGTATATTACTGGTTGGGGTAATTATGATGAAAATACAGTTCAAGTATTATATTTTGAATATAAAACATACATGAATCAGGTATTTAAAATAAAGTATGGTGAGAATGGACTTGAGAAAGTTATTGAAAAAACAGACGAATTTAATCCTCCACCAAACGATAATTTTGAAAGAGTTTCAAGAACAATAGAAGTATTATACACAGGTGCTAAAATTCTTGGTACTAACAATATGTTAGAATGGAAATTGTCTGAAAACATGTCAAGACCTTTCGCTGATACTACTAAAGTTGAAATGAACTATGTTATATGCGCTCCTAGAATTTACAAAGGTAGAATTGATTCTACTGTAAATAAAATCACAGGATTTGCAGATATAATTCAGTTAACACATTTGAAATTACAACAAGTATTATCAAGAATGGTGCCTGATGGTGTGTTTGTAGATGTTGATGGTTTAGCAGAGGTTGATTTAGGTAATGGCACTAATTATAATCCAGCAGAGGCATTGAACATGTATTTTCAAACTGGTAGTATTATTGGTAGATCATTGACACAAGACGGAAGTCCAAATATGGGTAAAATTCCAATACAGGAATTAAACGGATCTTCTGGTCAAGCTAAAATTGCTTCATTAATACAAACTTATCAGTATTATTTACAAATGATAAGAGACGTGACGGGGTTAAATGAAGCGAGAGACGGAAGTATGGTAGATAAAGATACTTTAGTTGGTCTACAAAAAATGGCTGCTAATGCGTCAAATACCGCTACAAAACATATATTACAAGCTAGTCTTTATTTGACCCTTAGAGTATGTGAAAATATAGCTCTTAGAATCTCTGATTGTTTAGATTATCCACTAATAGCAAAATCATTAGAGCAAAGTATTACTACTTATAATGTTGCTACTCTAAGAGAAATAAAAGACTTAAATCTTTACGACTTTGGTATATATTTAGAATTAGAACCAGATGAAGAAGAAAAAGCAATGCTAGAACAAAATATTCAAGTATCATTACAAAGTGGTACTATAGATTTAGATGATGCTATAGACATTAGACAAGTTAAGAATTTAAAACTAGCTAATCAATTACTTAAATTAAGAAAGTCTAAAAAACAAAAAGCCGCTCAAGCTGCTCAAATGCAAAATATTCAAGCGCAAGCTCAAGCAAATCAACAGACAGCAGAAAAAGCAGCATTATTTGAAGTTCAAAAACAACAAGCAATAACACAAGAAACTATAAATATAGAAAGAGCAAAATCTCAATTTGAAATGCAAAAATTACAAACTGAGATGCAATTAAAACTACAATTAGCAGAACAACAGTTTCAATACAATATGCAATTAGAACAATTAAAATCTCAAACTCAAATTCAAAATGTACAATTAGCAGAAGATAGAAAAGATGAGAGAACAAGAATACAAGCCACACAACAATCTGAATTAGTTCAACAAAGAAAAACAAACGCATTACCTCAAAGTTTTGAATCAGCACAGTTTACTGGTTTAGAAGATTTAGGTATGTAAAAAAAATAACTATTTAATTATATTATATTATGTCAGAAATCGTAAAACAAGAAGGAGAATTTAAAATCCAAAAAGCAAAAAAACCTAGAAACTTATCTAAAGAGGATAAAGTTACAAAGGTAGATTTATCTATACCAAATACAGAACAAGAAATAACAAAAATTGTAATACCAAATACAGAAAAAGATGCCGTTCAAGAACAAAGCACAAATGAAAGCGTGTTACGCACAGAACAATCCAAAATGGAATTGCAAGGAGTGGTCCAAGGAAACGAAGGGACCTTTGAAAATGTTATTGAAGAAATCAGTAATGAAGAAATAAAACAAGAAGTTAATGTAATTGAACAAGAAGTAGAAAAACATGTTCAAGAACAAATTAATACTGGAAAACCATTACCTGAAAACATAGAAAAACTAGTTAGTTTTATGGAAGAGACAGGTGGAACAGTAGAAGATTATGTTAGATTAAATACAGACTATTCTAATGTTGATGAAAAAACATTATTAAAAGAATATTATAAAAGAACTAAACCTCATTTAGACGCAGAAGAAATCCAATTTTTAATGGAAGATAATTTTGCTTACGATGAGGATATAGATGAAGAGCGAGATATTAGAAAAAAGAAACTTGCCTTTAAAGAAGAAGTTGTAAGAGCTAAAAACGAATTAGAGTCTATTAAAAATCAATACTACGACGAGATCAAGTTGAGACCGGGCGTATCTAAAGAACAACAAGACGCTTTTGACTTTTTCAACAGATATAAGAAGAATGAAGAAGAGCAGAAAACGCGACATGAAACGTTTAAACAACAAACTAAAAATTTATTTAACAACGAATTCAAAGGTTTTGAATATAATGTTGGTGATAAAAGATTTAGATATAATGTACAAAACAACGAACAAGTTGCAGAAAAACAATCAGACATTAACAATTTCGTAGGGAAGTTCCTTGACAAAGATGGAAACGTTACTGATTCTGTAAATTATCACAAAGCTCTTTATACCGCTATGAATTCTGATAAGATTGCACAACACTTCTATGAACAAGGAAGAGCGGATGCAGTTAAAGAAGTAGTTAATAACTCTAGAAATCCTAGTCAAAACCAACCTCGTCAAACAGGCGGAGAGGTTTTTATTAATGGTTTAAAAGTTAAATCTATCAGTGGTTTTGATTCTTCTAAATTAAGAATACAAACAAAAAAATTTAACAATTAAAATTAAAGAATTATGTCAAATGTGACTCCACAATTCGGTTCAATTAAACCGTCTCAAAAACAACAAGCGTTAGAAACAAATTACTTAAACTTTACAAATGGAAGTGGTAATGATTTCGCGCAACAATATTTACCAGAAATCTACGAGGCAGAAGTAGAGCGTTATGGAAACAGAACTCTTTCTGGTTTCTTACGTATGGTAGGTGCTGAAATGCCTATGTCTTCTGACCAGGTAGTTTGGTCTGAACAAAACAGATTACATATTGCTTACAAAGATGTATCATGTGCTTCTGCAACAACTTTAACTTTTGTTACTGGTGGTACTGGTGCTAATTTTGTAAATAACGTTATTTCTATTGGACAAACTTTAGTAGTTATGAGTCCTTCTACAGGAAAAGAACTTAAAGTTTACGTTACTGATTCAACCGCTACTCCTGCTAACGCGAGTGCTGGTGGAGCTACTAACCCTGCGGTTATTACAGTAAAACCTTATACTCAGTTAGATTTAACTACAGGTTCTGGTAATACTGTTAATTTTACTGGAGCAACAGATCTTAAAATCTTTGTATACGGTTCTGAGTTTAAAAAAGGAACAACTGATGCTACATTAAACTCTGTAGTTCCTTCTTTCACGCAATATAGTAATTCACCTATTATCATTAAAGAAAGATACCAAATCTCTGGTTCTGATACCGCTCAAATTGGTTGGGTTGAAGTTGCAACTGAAGATGGAACTGGTGGATACTTATGGTATTTAAAAGCTGAATCTGAAACAAGATTACGTTTTGAAGATTACTTAGAAATGTCTGTAATTGAAGGTGAGTTAGTTTCTGGTGGTTCTACATTAGGAAGTGTTAACAATATCAAAGGAACACAAGGTCTTTTCTCTGCTGTAAAAGAAAGAGGTAATGTTGTAAATAACTTTACTGCTGCTGCAGGTTTATCTGATTTTGATTCAATCTTGAAAAACTTAGATACTCAAGGAGCTATTGAAGAAAACATGTTCTTTTTAAATAGAGCTACTTCTCTTGACTTTGACGACATGTTAGCTTCTTTATCAGCAGGTGCTGCCGGTGGTGTTGCTTACGGTTTATTTGAAAACTCTGAGCAAATGGCTTTAAACTTAGGTTTCTCTGGTTTCCGTCGTGGATCTTATGATTTCTACAAAACTGACTGGAAATACTTAAATGATGCTTCTACTCGTGGTGGTATGGCTAATACATCTATTGATGGTATCCTTATTCCTGCTGGAACATCTACTGTATACGATCAACAATTAGGTACTAATATCCGTAGACCTTTCTTACACGTTCGCTATAGAGCTAACCAAGCTGACGATAGAAGAATGAAAAACTGGATCACTGGATCTGTTGGAGGTGCTTACACTTCTGATCTTGATGCAATGCAAGTACACTTCTTGTCTGAAAGATGTTTAGTTACACAAGCTGCTAACAATTTTGTATTGTTTACTGCATCAGTGTAAAAATATGGTGATATTACCCTCGTTGAACTGACGGGGGTAATTATTACCTTTTAAAATAAATTATTAAATTATATTATATTATGGCAACACCAATAAAAAAACAAACAGCACCTACAAGTGCAAAATCACAAACTACTACGAAAGACGTTGATATGGTTAATGAAATAGAAGTTAACGAACCTACTCAAGTAGTTATTGAAAAAAAATATACTCAAGCAGAACCTACTAAACCTATTTGGGATATAAAAGACAGAACCTATATAATAGCAGATAGTCATTCACCAATAACTTATACATTACAAAGTAAACATACCGGTAGATATCCACTTATATGGTTTGACAAAGAAACAGGTCAACAAGAAGAATTAAGATACGCAACAAATCAAAATTCACCTTTAGTTAGTCAACAAAAAGGACAGGTAACATTAGGACATATTATTTTTGAAGAAGGTATTTTAAATGTTCCAAAAGAAAAACAAAATTTACAAAAATTATTATCTTTATATCACCCTGGTTTAGGAGTTAAATATACAGAATTTGATGCAACAATTGATGCTGAAGATGATTTAGATTATCTAGAACTAGAAATAGACGCAATGAATCTTGCTTTACAAATGGATATTGACGATGCGGAAGCAATTGTACGTGTAGAAGTTGGTTCTAGAGTCAATAAGATGAGTTCTAAGGAGATAAAAAGAGATTTATTATTGTTTGCTAGAAGAAACCCTAGTTTGTTCTTAGAATTAGCGAATGATGATAATGTTCAACTTAGAAATTTAGCTATTAGAGCTACAGAAGCAAACATTATAAAATTATCACACGATCAAAGAACTTTCTTATGGGGTGAAAATGATAGAAAATTAATGACAGTTCCGTTTGACGAAAATCCATACTCAGCAATGGCGGCATTCTTTAAGACAGATGAAGGTATTTTAGTCTTCAAGTCTATAGAGAAAAAATTAAAATAACATGTAATATTAGTATTTATAGGCGGTAGCTCTTAGTTATCGCCTTAATACTATAATAAATATACGATATGGCAGTAAATGTTAATACAGTTTATAGAACTGTTTTATTAATTCTTAATAAAGAGCAAAGAGGTTATTTGACTCCAGATGAGTTCAATAGAACTGCTGCTCAAGTTCAACTTGAAATCTTTAATGAATATTTTGAAGATTTAAATCAACAATTACGAGTTCCTGGAAATGACAGTGAATATAGTGATCGTGTAAAAAACTTAGAAGAAAAGATAGCCATATTTCAAGAATCTGCTCCATGTACTTATACAGGTGGAGTATTTAATATAACTATACCTACATTAACACCTCAACCTGAATTATACAAATTAGGTACTGTTATATATAAAGATGAAAAAGAAGTTCAATACGTTCAACCAAACGAATTGCTAGAACTTAATTTATCACCAATTACAAAACCTTCAACATATTGGCCAGTATACACTTATAAAGATTTCAATATAAAAATATATCCAATTAGTATAACCGGTGATAATGTAATATCCTGTACTTATTTAAGAAAACCTTACGATCCAAGATGGGGTTTTACAACTACAACACCTAATTATCAATATATATATAATCCAACACAATATGATCCAGTAGTAACACCAACTGGTTCTCAGAATTTTGACTTACATCCTACTGAACAAATTAATATTATAATTAAAATATTGCTTTATTCAGGTGTAATTATTAAAGATCCACAGATTGTACAAGCAGCTGCTCAACAAATACAAACTGAAACCGCTAACTCAAAAAGTTAATAACACATGCCAATTCCAAATAATGGTTTAATAACCGAAACAAATAGACAATACTACGAAGGTGCTCAAGGGTTTATTGGAGATGGCACAACACTATCTTTCTTAACAACTTTTAATACAGACTTAATATTTGGTAGTGAAGATCCAAATGCAATTGATTATGCTTTAAATAATTATAAATTATATAGAAGTCTAACTGGTTTTCCAGGTAGTTTCAGTGAAATTGTGTCTAATTATTCTATAATTAATAATTCAGTAGTATTTACAATTGGTAATGCTCCACTTGATGGAGAATATATTGTTGTTCAGTTAAAAATATTAGACGGTGGTAATTATGGAACTACACCTACTGAAATGGCATATGGCAATACAGTTGAAGAAAATTATGGTAGTTATGCTTATATGTCTTTAAATGATGTTGTTAACAATTTTATGGTTGGATATGTTGGTACTGGAAAATTAATAAATTCTGTTAAAAGAACTGACGTTATATTTCATGCTAAAAGAAGTATGCAAGAATTTAGTTATGATACTTTAAAAAGTATTCATTCCATAGAATTAAACATACCACATAGTTTAAGTATTGTATTACCACAAGACTATGTTAATTATGTTAAAATTTCATGGATAGATCATCAAGGTGTTAAACATCCGATCTACCCTACAAATAATCTTACTATAACACCTTACGAAAATCCAATTCAAGATGCGGGAGGTGTGCCTATACAAGACAATTTTGGTTATAATATTGAAGGAAGTTCTTTAACAGAAGAAAGATGGAAAAGAAATCAATTAGGACCAATTACATTTGATGCAAACGCTTTTATTGGTGATTGGTATAATGGAGATATGTGGGTTCAAAATGCTTGGTACGGAAGAAGATACGGAATAGATCCTCAGTTCGCTAATATAAATGGTTATTTTACGATAAATGACAGAGAAGGTAAAATATCTTTTAGTAGTGATTTAATTGGTAGATTAATAGTATTAGAATATATATCAGATGGTTTAGCTTATGACTTAGATTCAAGAGTACCTAAGTTAGCAGAAGAAGCAATGTATGCTTATATATTACATGCTATAATTTCTACTAGATCAAATCAACCTGAATATTTAGTACAAAGATTAAAACAAGAAAAAAGCGCTAAATTAAGAAATACTAAAATTAGATTGTCTAATATTAAATTAGAAGAAATAACTCAAGTATTAAGAGGACAATCCAAATGGATTAAACACTAAAAAATATGGCAGAAGTAAAAAATAGTTTTCTACAATCCAAAATGAATAAAGATCTAGATGATAGACTTATTCCTAATGGAGAATATAGAGACGCTTTAAATATATCAGTAGGTAAAGCAGAGGATAAAGATGTTGGAGCGTTGGAAGCGGTTCTTGGCAATGATCTTGTTGCTGATACTGGTAATAATGATTTAATTTGTATAGGTCAAGTTGCTGACAATCAAAATAATAGAATATTTCAATTTTGGACTGATTATACTGACACACTTAATACGTTAATTCCTCCTGTATTAGCAGACATGCGTATTACTGTTTACGATCTTAATTCAAGTCCTCCATTAAAAACTTTAGTTTCTGGACCTTTTTTAAATTTTGCTACAAATCCACAATATAAAATATTAGGAGCAAATGTTTTAGAAAATTTATTATTCTGGACTGATAATAGAAATCAACCTAGAAAAATAAATATATCAAGTGCTATTACAAACCCAAATTATTATACAGATGAAGTACAAATATCTGTAGCTAAATACGCTCCTGTATTACCAATGAATGTTTATTTAGATATACCTATCACAACGACAAGTGCATCTAGTAATCCTACCATTCAATCTGTATCTTTTACAGTTTCATCTACCGACTTTGCATTGCTAAATATTGGTATGCAATTAATAACTAATTTATCTACTCCAGCATTGACATTGAATAATTATGCTGTGATAACGGAACTAAATAATATTGGTGCGGTTTATACTGTTATAGTTTCTGTTCCTGTAACAACTACAATTCCATCAGGATCTGTTTTGCACTTTTACGGAACATCAATGACAAATAAAGCAGATGAACAAAATTGGCCTGGAGATCCAAATTATTTAAAAGACAAATATGTAAGATTTAGTTATAGATATAAATTTGACGATGGAGAATATTCTTTAATGGCTCCTTTTACTCAAATAATGTTTATACCAAATCAAAATGGTTATTTCTTAAGTGGAGATGAAGATGCGGCATATAGAAGTACTATAGTATCTTGGATGGAAAATTTTATAAACAATATAGAATTACATGTAGAATTACCTGATACTGGCAATAATATAGAAAATTCATACAAGATAAAAAGCATAGACATTCTATATAAAGAATCAGATGCTCTTACTATAAAAGTATTGGAAACTGTAAATGTAAATGAAATAAAATTACAAGCAACTTCAACAAATAATTATACTTATATTTATAGATCACAAAAACCATACAAAACACTACCAGAATCTCAAACAGTTAGAGTGTACGATAAAGTTCCAGTTAGAGCAAGAGCTCAAGAAATAGTTGGTAATAGAGTTATATATGGTAATTTTATAAATAAAAGTACTCCTCCTGCCGCTATAGATTATAACTTAGCAGTAACCAAAAAGACTGATTCTTTTACTAGTTGGGCAGAGTATCCTAATCATACATTAAAACAAAATAGAAATTATCAAGCAGGTATAGTTTTATCTGATAAATTTGGTAGACAATCAACAGTTATATTATCTTCTAATGATATTGGAAAAACAGCAGATGGGATTAGTTTAGTTGGATCAACTTTGTATTCGCCATATTACATTCAAAGTTCTAATTTAAACGTTAAAGAATGGAGAGGTAATACATTGGCAATGATTGTTAACTCTCCTATAGTATCTTCTATAAACGAAGGTGCTGGAACTCCTGGTCTATATGCTATTGTTTCAGGGGTAAATGGTCAAACCGGAAATGGTTTTGCAATATCTTCTGGATATATAGTTGGCGGTACGCAATACTATTATGTTTTACAAACTGGTACTTCTCAAACTAATATACCTGTTTTAGGGAATTATTTAAGAGGAAAGTATACAGATTATGTTAAAATAATAGATGTTGATGGTCCTTTAACTTGTGACGGAGAAATTAGTGATATATATAATTATAATAGTACTAATAATCCAGATATTAAATACGCTTATGATTTAAATCAACCAGGTTGGTATTCATATAAAATAGTTGTAAGACAACAACAACAAGAGTACTACAATGTTTATTTACCAGGATTTCTTAATGGTTATCCAATGTTTCAAACTATTTCTACAGGAGGTACTAATCCTACTTTATTTCCTTCAAATGAAGTAAATAAAACAATTCATACTGTATTACTAAATGACAATATAAATAAAATACCTAGAGACTTAACAGAAGTTGGTCCAGATCAAAAACAATATAGAAGTAGTGTTAAATTATTTGGTAGAGTAGAAAACTTATTAGAAGCAATTATAACTAGTAATAAACAATATTATCCAGCTAAAAAAGCAGACGTAGCTTCTACTATTGCATCATCAGCAGATTTGAATTTTTTAGTGACAAATAATCCGGATAATATTAATGGAACTGCTTCTAATAATTTTTATCAATTAAGTACAACTCCAATTATTGCTAGAATATCTACAGTAAATAAAATAGGTGTTATAGCTAGCGACCTTGTTTCTGCTGCTCCTCCAACTGTTCAACATACTATGAATCCTTTTTTAAGTATATATGAAACAGCACCAGTTGTTTCTTTACTTGATATATTTTGGGAAACGTCTTCTTCTGGTTTAATATCAGATTTAAATGTGGATATATTGACAGGCAGTGATATAGTTATAGGTTTTGATAATTTAATATTTGAACATAATGAATTTCAAGAATCTAGTGGAATACTTGGTCCTTTAGATTACGGAGATCAAAATTCTCCATATATAACTGGATATTTTTCTCCTATAAATAGTTTAGGATTACCAATAAACGTAGACAGTATGTCTATGACTGTTGTTGATTTAACAGGTGCTAATAGAAGTGAAGATTTTGAATTAATTAGAGTGCCAATATTACCACCTACTTTAGAATCTGGAAAATTTGCTATTAAAATTAAAAATCCATTTGTATTTTTAATAAACTCAACTTCAAAAGAAAGTTATATATTCACATTTAATATAATAGATACAACTAATGGTAATACGACTTTAACAACTGTTAATAGTTTAAATAATTCTATTCCAGTGATAAGTTATCCTATATTACAGAGTCCAGTCGAAGTTTTCTATATTAATGACTTAATAGTTGGACCTATAATATCTTGTACTGGAATAAATGGAGCGCCTACTATTGCATCAGATCCTGCATTTAACACACAACAATTGCAGTGGTCAATATCTAGTATTACTCCTGGATTTTCAACTTATTTTAGTATTGACCCAGTAACAGGAGTTATTAACTTAAACACTATAACAGTACCTGTTGGTGTTGATTTTTATACCACTATTAGACTCACAGACGCTTATAATTTTGCTACAAGTACTCCAGGCAATGGTTCTTTGTATGCGGAAAGAAATATAATAATAAACGTACCTGCAAGTGCTAATTTTTGTTCTGAATGGACAAGCGGTGTTGTAACTGGTCCTGGTCCTGAATTTGATTATGGTAATTTTATTCATGGAAAGTTTAACTTCTGGAGAATGTTTGGACCTGGTGAAACCATAGACATTGCTAATACTAATGTAGAAATATTTGGTTATAGTGCTATTGGTGGTGGTTTTTATTTTCCACCTCCTGGTTCAAATAAACTTGTTTTTTCTTCTAGTAATTTTGATGGTACTTTTGCTTTTACAGCAAATCAAGGTCCAACCGATTTTAATCCTGCAGACCAATTAGAATTATCAGGTAGTATTAGTGTATTACCTTCTGGAAGAACTATACCAATAGATTTACAAAGTCAATATACAGGTGTTCCTACTACATTCACGTCTGGATCACAAACATGTAATATTGCTCCTAATTTTTATTTACCTCCAGTACCTCCTAGTACTAATAATAAAAAATGGAAATTAACAAATGATAATCTTACAACTAGTATTAGATGGCAAGCATTAACATCTAGCGCAGGAGAAGTTATAGGAGGTATATTAACTCCAGGTAACTTTGTAGGTAGTACATTTTATGGAGGAACTTATACATGCATAAGAGATAACTCATTAAGTTATGGAGTAGGTGGAACGGTTATTATTGACAATTGTTAGTAATAATATTAAAAAACAAGTAATTATTAAATATGTCAGCTACTATAGAAATAAAATATTATAATTCATTTTGGTTAAAGAAAATGGCTACTATTGTCGCTGTTAGTGATGTAGAACCTGGTTCTTCACCACCTACCCCTAACACGGCATTACCAGTGGTTAATTCAAATATTGGTACAAATACTATAACTATAACAAATGCAGATGCAATATCAGTAGGTATTGGACAAATATTAACCTATACAATATCGGGTATTGAATATACTTATACAATAATATTAAAAGTTGTTGGTGGTTCTAATACTGTTTTAACATTATCAAAAGTAATTACTGGATCAAATGTACTTACTAGTACAATATTAACTTTTGGAAAAATAGTAAATAATGCTTGGTTACCTAGTCGTTATGCAACTACAGCAGATAGAGATTGGTATATAGAAGAATCAAGAATTAGAGGTGGATATGATAATACATCTGTAGATTTTGGTGTTAAAGCTTATATAGTAGATGATTCTCCTAATAGAGAAAAACTAATAAGCACATTAATATACTCTGGAATATTTAATTCAAAAACAGGGATTAATAATACTAATCAATTCTCTGTTGCGGATGATATTACTAGAACAGTAGATCCTGCTCAGGGTTCAATACAAAAACTATATGCAGAAGATACTAATTTAATTATATTTCAAGAATTAAAAGTTAGTAGAGCATTGATAGACAAAGACGCTGTTTACTCTGCTGACGGTCAACCAATAACTACTTCTGGAACCGCTGTAATAGGTCAGATTCAATCCTATGCTGGTAATTATGGTATAGGTTCACATCCTGAGAGTTTTGCAGTATATGGATATAGAAAATACTTTGTAGATAATTATCAGAATGTTGTTTTAAGATTATCTCAAGACGGCATAACAGAAATATCTGCCTATGGAATGCTTGATTATTTTAGAGATCAATTATCAAATACTAGTTTAGTAAACGGATATGTTTATGGAATGTGGGACATGCATAATAAACAGTATGTACTATCTATTCAACCAACATCAGGAGAAAATGTAACTCTTTCTTTTGATGAAGAATCTAATGGTTGGACAAGTTTCTTTAGTTATATACCTAATTTTGGAATAAGTTTAAGAAACAATTTTTATACTGTTTATGAAGGTAAACTTTGGAAACATTATATTAATTCTGTTCCTAAAGCAACTTTTTATAATAATTTTTATAAATCAAATGTAACCATTGTATTTAATCCTAATGTCTCTGTTTCTAAATCATTTTTAACAATAAATTATGAAGGAACACAGAACTGGGGTTTAACTAGTTTTTACACAGAAACAGATAATTCTGCCGTTGTACAACAATATTTCTTTCCTTCTACTTTATCTGGTTTAGAAGATCAATTGTTTCAAAATAAATTTAAAAAGAAAGAAAATAAATATTTTGCTAATATTTTAAACATAAGCGCTGTACAAAGAGGAGAAGTAGAATGGGGACAATCTATATCAGGTATTAAAGGTTTTTATTCTACAGCAACTTTTACAACTGACAATGCCACTGTAAATGCAAACTTAAATCAAAAAGCAGAATTATATGCTGTATCTGCAGAATATGTAGAATCGTCATATTAAATCAAATCAAATGGAATTAAAAGTAAGAGAATTAAGAGAATCAGACTGGGAAACATTAGTTAGTTGGTGGTCATCATGGGAAGAATGGAAAACACATCCTCCTAAAGAAATACTACCTTTAAACGGCATGGGTGGTTTAATAATTGAGAGTGATGGACAACCTATTATTGCTGGTTTTTTATATTTAACAAATTCATCGATTGCTTGGTTAGAGTGGATAATATCTGATAAAAACTATAGAAACAAAAATAAAAAAGAAGCATTAGAATTATTGATAAATTCATTAGAGTCTATTGCTAAAAGTACCGGTGCTAAAATGATATTTAGCGTTGGTAAAAATAAAAGTGTATTAAACGCGCACAAAAGATTAGGTTATACAATAGACGAAGATCCTTCGTACGAAATTTCAAAAAAAATACAATAATATGGCAGTAGTAACAGCATGTGTTGGAGCAGCGGTAATTGGTGGAACTCTTGTTGCTTCACATCAGTCTAAAATGGCAGCACAAGGTTTTGCGAATGAAGCGGATAGAAAAACTTGGGAAATAGCAAATCTAGAAGCTAACAGACAAGCAATTCCAAATCCTTATGCAAACTTTAGAGATCTTAGCGATATAGCTAAAGATCTTAGCGGAAATATGACTAATCCTTATGCTAATTTAGGAGTTGCAACTCAAGCAGCTAAAATGCAAGCAGAAGAAGCTGATATATCTTTAGCTAATACATTAGATACATTAAGAGCTACAGGAGCAAGTGCTGGCGGTGCAACAGCTTTAGCGCAAGCTGCATTGCAAAGTAAAAAAGGAGTTTCTGCTAGTATAGAACAACAAGAAGCTCAAAATGAGAAATTAAAAGCTCAAGGAGCCGCTGATCTTCAAAATGCTAAATTAGAAGAACAAAAAAGAATTCAAAATGCTAAATTTCAAGAAGGTCAAAGAATGCAAACTGCAGGTGCTGAAGGTATTAAATTTCAGTATGGCGAACAAGAATCTAGAGATATTGCAAAATTAAATAGATTGTCAGGACAACAAGTACAAGCTCAAACTAATCAAGCCGGTGCTCAAGCCGCTCAGGCGGGAGCAATATCAGCTGGTATTGGAACAATTGGTAATATAGCTGGAGCAGCGATTGGTGCTTCAGACAAAAAACTTAAGAAAAATATAAATAAAATAAATGTATCACCTAGTGGAATAAACATATATTCTTTTGAATACATAGACAACAAGTTTGGTAATGGAGTTTGGCAAGGTGTATTGTCAGATGAGGTTCCAGATATTGCAGTTATAAAACACAAAGACGGTTATGATATGGTAAATTATTCTTTAATTGATGTAGAATTTAAACAACTATAATTATGGGATATTATGATAATCCTCCAATAGTCGACTTTAGTAAAAGTCAAGATTATTCTTCAGGTATAATAAATGCTTCTAATGCTTTTGTGCAAGGAATGAATCAAAGAGCAGATAGAAAACGTCAAGAAGAACAACAGCAAGAATTAACTTTAAAAAGATTACAAGAAAGAAAATACGAAGTAGACCTAGCTTATAATGATAAATTATCTGATTGGTCTGTGAAACAAGAAAACACTAATTCAGAAGTAGATAATCAAATATATGGTATAGTCCAAGAAGCTATAACAACTGCTGCTGATAACAGAATAAGATTATTAAACGAAACAAATCCTGCAAAAAGACAAGAATATTTACAGTCAATTAGAGACGCAGATGCTCTTATGACCAATACTGGTCAATTTGCTAAAGTTCTAGCAGGTCAAGTAGCTACTTGGAGATTAAATACTCCTGCAGCAAAAGTAGGTGAAATTGGTGGTAATGTTGTAAATGGAAAAGACGCTAAAGAAATAATGGATAATACCGCTGTTTTAGAAGTTTTAGGAGGCATGGACAAAGATTACACTGATACTAAAATAAATGTACAGAGAAATGGAGATAGTGTTTTATTAAATGTTTCAGGAAAAAGAACAGATGGAACTGTATTTAATATGCCTATAAATTCTAAAATATTTAACACCGCAGACAAAGACGCTAATAATGGTTTTTTATTAAATGTTGAAAGTGACGATACATTTATAAAACAAGCAAGAGAAATTGTTTTTGATGAAAAAGGTAAAGATATTATACCTGGATTTTTATCTGAAACAACATACACTCATGACTTGCTTAGTAAAGGAAATTCAGATGCAAAAGGTCAAGGAGATATATATCAAATAAGAAATGGTAGAATGCTTCAAGAAGGTGCTATAAAAAAAGAAATACAGAAAAAAGCAGAAATAACTGCTACTGGATTAATATCTGCAGCTGGTAGTAAACCTGCTACTTTGAGAACCTATATTAATTATACATTAAAGAAAGGTCCAGAATTTTACGATAAAAATTTTGCAACAATAAAAGATCCAACTGCTCAAACAGAGGCGTTAACTCAAATGCTAACAGATCATGCTTGGGGTAAAATGACTAGAGAACTTGAAAGTTCTGATATTAATGGTAAAAGAGTTTATTGGGCACCAAGTGCAAACATTGGTCTTAAGGGAAAAGAAAATACTGGCGTAGATAAATCACAAAAAGAAGAACAAGAACCAACGTACTTAAACGAATATTACGATAATCTAATAAGTGGTTATCAACCTAAACAAGACGAGAACGTAACTACTGGTCAAGCAGCTTATAGAACTAGAGCAAATGTTGTTAGTACTTTAAACGATTTGTCAGGTAAAACAGATAGGTTTGTAACTAGAGAAGATCTTGAAAAACAATATGTTAATGCTCCTTATAAATCTGGAAATTTTGATACTGGACTTACGATTGGAGAAGCTATTGCTAAAGGAAAAATAAAAGGTACTGTAAAAGACATGGTTAAAAACATATACGGAGACAGTTATATTTATACAAAAGAAGGAGAAGGAACTTACAAAGCATTGAAAAATTATAATCTTGAAAATGCAACAGATAGAATTAAACTAGCTTTAAATTATACTGCAAATTCAGGAGAAAGAAAAGCTTTACAAGGAAAATTACAAGATGCTAGATTAATGGATTGGGTTAAAAAAAATCCAAAAAAAGCAAATGAATCAGATCAAGCATACGCTAAAAGAGCACAGAAATCTATTTAAAATTAAAACATGGAAGAAATATATATCCTACCAGACGGTTCTCAAGTAGACTTATCAGGTAAATCACAATTTGAAAAAACTAGTTTTCTTATTAAAAATCCTGGTGCAAAAAAGACAAAAGGCGGTGCGAAGAGTGCGGACGTAGCGCCAAAGAAAAATCAAGCACTAAACAAAGATACGGAATCGAATTTGGAAGATGGTTCTTTGGTTTCTACAAAGAAATATAGATTACCAAATGAAAATGATTATCAAGTCATGCAGAAAAAAGGAATAGTACCTCCACCTTCTGCGCAACCTAATAATTACATTGACAATTATAATTCTTTATATGACTTAAAAGAAAATCAAGCAAAAGAGAAAAATAATAATGCTGACATAGGAAAAGTAAAACTACCTGGTCAAAGAATTGATATAAATTTAAAAGGTAAATTAAACGGTTCTAAAGAAGAACTTAAAAAATTTACAGAAAACTTTGCTGATAATCCTATAACTGGAGAATTAGGAGAAGATAATAAATTTAAGATATTAAAATTAAAAGAAAAGATTCAACAAACAGATTCTGATCTTGAACATCCTTATATTTATTACTCATCAGTTAATCAAGAACAACCAGACACTTTTGTACAAGACAATTATAATGTAAAAGAACTTCAAGGTCTTGGTATTAATCCACAAGACTTTGATGGTTATATAAATAAAAAAGATTATAAAACTGACTTCTTACAAAAACAAACTCAAGGTTTATACGAAGGTAAAGGTAATAATAATTTAAGTGGTTATGATATAGGTCTTGCTAAAGAATTAGCAAAGAAAAAACTACTTAATATGTATATGGAAGACATGCAAAGACGTGACTTCACTAAACAAGATTTAAATCAAGATATAGAAATAGCATCTGGATCTAGAAATAAAAAAGAAATAACAAAAAATCAATTATTCGATCAAAACGGAATAGCAAAATATGTTGAAAAAAATTATCCTTTAATAACTCAAAAATTAAAAGATAGAGATAAAGAAAATGCTAGACTATATGAAGAATCTAAAAAAGGAGGAACTGACTTTTGGTCTTGGGAGACTCCAACTAAAATGGTTAAAAGCGGTTGGAATGCTATTACAGATAGGGTTGCTCAGGCTTCTGCTTCTTTATATGATACTATTGGAATGGAAAGCACGGCGGAAGGGATTCGTATGTTGCATGAAGAAAATCAATTAGTAAGACCTGATGATAGAGGTATATCTTACGTGTCTGGAAAGACTACTAAATATAATGGAACTAATTATATAGTTGATTCAAAAGGAGAGATATACGATGCTGACGCAAAGATACGTGTTACTGATTTATTTGATGAAAAACAATATAAAAAGATAGTAGACGATTCTAAATATGGACCAGAAGATTGGACATTTAGTACTCAAGGAGCAGCAGTTCAAACTTCTAGCGTGATATCGGACATGTTATTGCAAGCAGCAGTTACTCATGGAGTTGGAGAACTTGGTGGTATTGCTACTGAAACAAGAGCAGCGCTTAACAGCGCACAAAAAAGTAGTAAATTTACATCTGTATTAAATGACACTTCTCAATTACTAAAAAAAGTGCCTGTAGATAGAGTTACTGGATATTCAATGATAGCACAAGGTGCTTTAGGATA